GGGGTAGCGCGGTTGCACGGTGAGCGCCTTGGCGGCCATGGCGGGCACGATGACGAGCCCGACCTCCGCGGCGGCGGCGTGCATGGCTTGGATGGGGGTGGCGTTTTGCCAGCTCCAGGCGCCCGCCGGCAGAAGCCAATCGGGGGTGCCGGGCGCGAAGGTCAGGGTCCACCCGGCGCCGAACGGCAAGCGTTCGGTCAGGGCTTGCTGGACGCTGCGGGCCTCGCCCAGGACGCCGGATTGGGGGAGCTCCGAGGGATCGGACAGCCAGGCGGTGAGCCCGCGACCGCTGGCCGCGATGCGCCGGGTGGCGTGGGTGCGGTCCTCCGCCCAGTCCTCGACCAAGAGGTGCCAGACGTGGGCGTCGATCGATGCCTCCAGGACCACCGGAACCCCGGATGCCGAGGCCTGGACGGCTTCCAGGGCCGTGCGCCCGAGGAGCGTCCCGGACCACTTCCAAGCCCAGGAGTCGGCATCGAGCAAGACCGATAGGGAGGCATGTTCGATGGGGAGGCGGTCCGGGAGGCGGACGAGGGAGATGGCATGCAGCACGAGGTAGCTCCTCTGGCGCGGGATGTGGGCGGCGAGGACGAACGCGCACCCGACGACTCCGAGATCGAGTCGGCCCCCGGTGAGCGGATAGCCGAGGCAGAGCCGGGCGGTCCAGTTGGGCTCCCAGGGGCCGGGCGGCTCGGGGGGCGGCGGGCGGCGACGTACGTACAGGCAGAGCTGCGCATAACGCCAGCTTCCGAACAGCGAGACCGGAAGGAACCCGGCTTTCTTGAAGTCGAGGAACAACCCGCGGGAGACGGGACCGCCCGCGCGCCACGATCCCGCGAGCGGCGCGGCAACGAGAGGCATGCCGCGCAGCCACGTTGTGGGGACACCATAAGCGCTCGACCGTCCCGGCCGCCACGACGCGCCCGACCCGGCAACCGCCCGGTCGGAGGATACCCAATAGGCCGCCACCCCTCCGGGGGCCGGGCCCGCCGCGCGAAACGCGGACACCGAGATCGACGAGCGCGTCAGCGCTTGGTGCCAGGATGAAACGCTCCCGGCGGCGGCCAGGGGGGCGCTCGCGAACGACGCTACCGTGCCACAGTGGACCGGCATGGAGCCACGGAATTGCTCGACCGCGGGGGCGCCCACCGTCGCGGCGCCGCGCCAGGATGTCTCGCGCAGGGCTACAACATCGGACAGCAGGTTGGGATCGTAGGCGACCGACGTAAAGCTGCGGGGCGCTTGGGTGCGCGCGTACAGCCGCACCTGCCGCACGTCGCGCACCGTCCCGGACAACTGGGGAGGATGGGTGGTTTCTGCAACCCGGACCGGTTCGATTTGTCCGAGCGCACCGGACAGACGCGGGGAGCGCGTTTTGCCAGCGACGACGACGGCCGGAACTCGGTATGCAGCGACCGCCAACTGCGGCGGACGCGTCTTGCCCTGGACGGTGACTTTCCGGTCGTTATCCGTCGCTCCTAAATCGAGGCGCCCGGTGCCGACCGGCCCGCCGAGATTGAGTGTTCCTGACCCAAGAGGCACGGCGGGCGCTCCCGAGAATTGGCTTTAGCCTTCTTCGATCACCTGAGACATCAAAGCCGCTAAGCTCCCCTGCACGAAGTTCGCATTCTCGACGATGATCGCGGCCCCAGATCCGGTCACTCCCACATCGGCATCGGACACCGTTACCCCGGACGAATCCAAATAGCGGCCCCATACCGGGGTGCCGTTCGCCAGGATCATCACGGGTTCCGGAATAGTCCCCGTCCATATGCCGTTTTCGACATCACCCGACGGGTCTGGAAGCTCGAATTCGCAGAGCTTGACCTGCGAGGTTACCGCCGTGTCTGACGTGGCCGGTCGCGGAGTTGTATAGAGTTGGAGCTTTCCGCCGTCTAACCAATTGCTATGTTGGGTGGCGCGAACTTGCCGACGGGCTAAAGCTAAAGACACGTATTCGTTCATACCGTCTACCTTCCATCAAGTCACATCATAATTCATGGCTTCGTCGATCTTGCGTCGAGCGTCATCTTTATTATTTTCCGAGCTTGACCGATGGCATCCGCAGAGCATTTCTTCCTCCATAAAGTATCCATTCCCGGACAGTAACCAACGGAATCGCTTCGCGTCTGCCGCATCGCTGCGATCAAGCGGAACCTCGTTCATGGCATTGGGACCGGGGTAAGAAGATCGGAAACGGCTGCGTTCACTTGCTCGGCTGAATGATCGAACGCCATAACGAAATAGCCTTTGTCGAAATAAGCAATATAATCGAATAAATAGGACCCAGAAGACGCGCTCCAAGTTTCCCTGACAAGCCTGCCAGACCTCCTATCGAAAAGTCTTACGCGGTAAACCCCAAACAGTCCAAGACGCGATACATTTGAATATATCCTATAGGTGCCGCTGTCTTGGATGTTTGCACGCTGTCCGAAATACCCAGTCCTTACATTGGCCACAACTACCTCCAAGGACCAGTCACATCAATCATTGCGCGATAAGTCGCATTCAACAAAATTTGCGTAAATAACGCCTTTCCTTGCGAGCTAAGATAGACGTTTCCGTCAGGTGGATAATTAACGTGCATCGGGCTATACAGTCCCGGCACAAGTCCACGGGACATTAGCCCCTCCCAGCACTCTACCGGCCAACTGCAAACCGAGTTGTCTACTAAATTTAGGCTGACAATAACGCCGTTTCCAATATTCGCGCAAGACCCATGGCTATATCTTCCGCTTGCGACAGCACCACCAATCTGGGTATAGCTCCTAGAGATAAAAGATCCTGCGTTATTGTTGCTTAATGAAAATAAATTACCATACCCAGTTGTCGTCGCTTGAGCGATTAACATACAGTTAAAAGCGTCCCCAGGCTTATAGCTTAAAAAATCCCCAAATGAGATATTTGGAGACCAGTTAACATTGTCTAATTTGCAGAAAATGAAAAACATTTTAGAATCGGAACACACCCGCCAGGGGCGCGCCGAAGCATTAGCCGTATCGCTCTTTCCAAAAAAAAGACTTCCTGTCGTTGGAGCCGGACCGGTCCCTGAATTAATCCCTGTCATCGCCTCATACATGACGAGCGTCGGATACTGCGCCGGGGTGTCGTCAACGCGCAGATAGCATCCGGTCGCCGTGATATCGGACGACTTATAGGCCGCAAGATTCGTCCCTGAGAATGCCTTGGTCCATCCAGCAGGCGCGTGCTTTACGCTAATTGTTCCAGCCGCTGACCCATCTGGAATGGCTACCCCACACTCCCAGGTCAGCACCGTAGTGCTAGAAACCGTTACCCGCCATTCTTTATTCAAAGCGGAAAGCGCCCCGGTTACTCCCGAGACTACCGCAACGATACCGACATCGACGCTTGAAGCTGCACCAGGATTCACAAGCCCATGCCCTGCGGAAACCGTCAGAGTAGCCACCCCACTGACGACGACAAGGCTTGAAGCGACAACCGACCCGAATCCGTTAATCAAGCAAGCGTCCAGGACCCCAATCAAGGCCCCAGCCGTGCCGCTCATAACCGGCGCCCCGGTCATTGTCGAATCGAAGTATTTAACGCTGGTGTCTCGAATGGTCACGATTACACGCCCCTAACTTCTAATTCGACAGTCATTGCGAGCAACTTAGGCATCTACATTTCCTATCAATAGAAGCTCGAATTTGTCGATGGCAGACATCGGGTCCCCCGGCTGAACCGCCCGCACCACGTCGATGGGATAGCACGCGCCTGCCACGTTGAAGCGCAGACAGTTGCCGGTCGCCCACCCGATCCCCCACCCGCGATAGTCGATTTTGAAGTACGGCTCTCCGGTCAGCGTATTGATCGGCTCGCAGTTTGTGTTGACCGAGCCGATCCCGATAATCCCGAGGTTCTCGCCGATGACGCGGAAGTCTGTCGAGCTGGTGAACTGCACCAGGAACCGATCCGGGTAGGCCGACTCGTTCGTAACCGCGATGGGGAAAAGGGCGTTGTTGTACTGGGCGAGCGGGGCCGATCCGATCAAGACATCCGACCAGACGTTGGTCCACGTCGCTTGGGCGAAGACCCCCGCGACCCGTGCCTGCAGCGTCCCGATGTAGACCACGCCGCTGAGGTACGACTCGCCGCTTGGATAGTCGTGCGTGGTCGGCCCCAACAAAGCGACCGTGCCGTTGATGTCCGCCGAGCGGATGCGCCGCAGATCGGCGACGGAATGATGGATGGCATAGGGACTGGTGAACCCGTCGAGCGGAAGCGGGTCGGCCATCGTGAGCGTGCCGAGCTCCCGGTTGAGCGTGAACAGGTCTGACGCCAGCCGAAGACCGGCGCTGTCCTCGATCACCACCCGATACAGCCGGGTGCGCCCGCAGTCGATGACCTGCCCGGCGGCCAGACTCGATGCCGCCAGGGAATCCGTATGGTGGACCAGGGCCAGCATCCCGGGGCGCAGGATCAGCGCCTTGCCGTCCGGAGGGAGCTTGGCCGCGTTGACCCCGAGGAGGTCGCTGTCGGGCGGCATGTAGGTCTGGCCAACCGCGTTGTAGATAATCGAGTCGGACAGGACCAGCTGCGGCTTCCAGATGCTGTTGACGCCTTCGATGTCTTCGGTCGCGTCCGGGTCGTACCAGTCCGACGCCAGCTCTTCCGGGGTCAGGGCGGAGACCGGCCGGTAGTGCCCGAACCGGGCGACCACGACACCGAACAGCGGGTCGACTTGGATCGTGGCATCCGTGTCCTGCAGGTAGCCGTCCTCGTCGACGGTCTTGCTCTTGGGGACCCCCTCCAGGGTGACCCACCGCAGCTGCAGCGAGCCCGAGCGGATGGGCGAGATGACCGTCGCGAAGACCGCGAGCGAGACGGGATGGGCGCCGATCTGGGTCGTGAGCGCATCCAGGGTGACCGCGGGCGATCCGCCAGAGACCCAGGAGGTAATGCGGGCGACACCGGTCGCCGCGTCCAAGGTGCCGGCCAGCGTCCCTACCCCGGTCGTGGCGCTCGGGTCGCGGTAGATGACGCCGGCCGTTTGCACATAGACGGCCCCGGCCAAACGAAAGCGTAGGCTGTTGGGCGCGATGGTCTCGCCCCAGGCCATGCTGAGGTCGATCTCCAGGGCCAGCAGAGTGGATGTCTCGGTGACCGTGGAGTCGCTTTCGACGGGGCGGTATTTCACCGTGATGTCCCCGTTCGAGAAGATGGCATCGCAGGCGGTCATGACGTTGCCGACATACCACGTCGAGTACCCCAAGAATGTTCCCGCGTTGCGGTGGCTCTTGTAGGTCGGGACCGGATAAGCCCCGGTGTAATCCGGGAACCACGCCAATATCCCGCCGGTATAGTTGACCGATCCGTTCGTCCCGCCGGTCACCACCAGCACGCCGGCCGCGTTGTCGCGCACCCGCTTGGTCACTTCGATGGGTTGGCCGCGCGAGTCGACGACGACTTCCCCCTCTTTGGTGATAACAACCGGGTAGTCGATCTCGACCATCCCGTGCCGCGGGGGAGACGCCAGTGTCAGGTGAATGGACCCGTCAGGCTCGCGCGCAGGCGACGAGAACGACTCGCTGGTGACAGGCCCATGGGCATAGGTGATGCTCAGCTGCGTACCGGAAGGCGGGAGGGCGCTCGGGCGAATCTCGTAGAAGCCGTCCGAATACCGGATGGTCCCCACCCCGCCGGTCCCCGCCAGCACCCCGGCGCTGTTGTCGGTCAGGGTGTAGGTCGTCCCTCCGACCGTCCAAGAGGCGCTGATCGTCCCGGGCGCGGTTCCCGCGTTGGCCAGGTGCCCGCGCCAGACCGGAGACGCCAGTGCCTCGCCGCCGCGGGCCACCGTGGTGACCGGTACGCCCCAGGTCAGCATGATCGCGCTGTCGACGTCCGGAAGGGCCCCCAGGGTGAGCTGCACCGTGCCGGTCGTGAGCGACAGCACGCCGGACCCGTAGGAGCTATTGACGCCGGTCATGACCCCGTTGCCGGCATCCTCGAGGCTGTACCAGGTCCCGGCTGCGCGATAGGACACCCGCAGACTGCCGGGCGACGGGATGGGTTCGAGCGTCGTCACATAGACGAAGCCCTGATTCTCCAGGGTGACCGGGATCATGTCCGTGTCGCCGACCCGGATCGGGGCCGCGGCCGGTTTCCAGGTTGCGGTCTTCGAGTTCGTTCCGTAAGCCGGGCAGGACGCGTTCCAAGTAACGACGCCGGCCGAGTAGTTGACCGATCCGACCACCGTCGCCCCGAGCAGCACGGACCCGGCCACGTCGACGATGGTCGAGCCGGACACAGAGATCGACAGCGTCCCCGGGTAGATGCCGGACCCAAGGAACCAGGACTTGGTCGGCCCGATGCAATCGAGGGCGGTCGTGACTGTGACGGTCCCGGTATTGGCCAGCACCAGGGTCGTGATCGAGGCCGCGGGGGTCGTGTCCGCAATGGGGGTCTCGGCCAATGCCGTCGGGATGACCGGCGAATAGAGGTTGGCGACTTTGACCGAATAGTCCCCGAAGGCCGCGGGGGCGGTCAGCGCCTTGATGCCGACCATCTCCACGGCATAGGGGTCGTAGTTGGAGTCGTAGATCCCCGTTGTCGGCGCCGTCGTCGGGGTCAGGCGCTGAGGCTCCATCCCGACGTAGGTGTGCTGGATCGGCTCGGCAATCTCCAGGACCACCTGCTTGATGTAGTAGTCGCCCTTGTCGTCGGTGAGCTTCAAGTCGGACGTGATAACCCGGGTGATCCAAATCACTTCCGAGTATCCGGACGCAACCAGGAACATCCGCCCGTTGACCGTCGGCAGGACGGCTTCCGGTTTTTGCCAGAGGGTAATCGAGCGCGTCCCATGGCTCCACAGATAGCCGTTCCACCGGCCGCCGCGGATGATCGCCCCTTCCAGCCTGCCGACCAGGGCCGAGCGTTCGTCGTAGAAACTGCCCGTGGAGAAAGCGAGCACGGACACGCCGGCCCCGGTCGGCGGGGAGAAGATGGCGAAACCCGAATCGAGATATTTGTCGGTGTCCGCGGACTTCACCAGGGCATAGACCTTGCGGATCGAGATGTCCCCGGCCGCGTAGTCGACGTCCGAGATATCGTCGAAGATCTGGTTTTCGATATCGGCAACGATCTCGGTGCCGGTCATTCGACCGCCGCCATCTGGCTGGTCGGTCATGCGCTCGGATTTATAGAACCGCAGGCTGTTGGCTGTTATCGCCACGATGTGCTGCCCTCAGGTGGATGCGAGCCCCGAGCGCCGTATGGCATCCAGCAGGGCGTTATCCTGCCCCTCGGGCAGGTCTAAGTGAGCGGTCTTGCCACCGGACACCAGCTCGACGCGCACGGTGCGGAAGGCTCTGCGCGGCTCTCTCTCCGCGGCGGCGGCGGATTCCGGTGGGGCAGTGGCGGCGGCCGGTTGGCGTTGAGCGTCTTCTTTCGCCCAGATGGCGCGGACTTCGGCGAGCTTGTCGCCAATAAAGCGGCTTCTGTCCCCGGTGCCGCCGCGGGTGCGCTGAAACAGATAGTCGGCCAAGTCCTTCTCGCGACCTTTGTTCGTTGGGGTCTGGCCGAATTGCTTGGCGAGGTTCTCGGCGTTCCAGCTCGCGGCCCACGCGGTGGCCCCCGCCGTCGAGAAATTGTTCGCCGCTTCGGCCTTCTTGGCTTCCGCATCGGCCCCGGCCTGGCGTGCGCCGGCATCGCGTTCGGCTTCGTCCGCGGATCGTCCCGTGGCGTTAGCCACCTCATCCGCGGCGGCGGCCAGGGCCTGCTCGTGCCGCAGCGCCTCCTTGGCCGCATCCGCCTCCAGTTGTTTGGCGCGCGCGGCCTGTTCCGCCGCGGCCACGGCGGCGCGGGTCTCCAGACTGGTATCGCCCTCCGCCTGTGCCTGCCGAAGCAGGGCAAGGGCCAGGGCTTGGGCCGCATCGGCTTCCTCGCGCTTGGCCTGGGCGTTGGCCTTGGCGGCACGGATGCTGGCCCACGCGACCTCGTCGCCCAGCCGGGCGGCTTCCGCGGCATCCCCGCGGGCGATGGCTTCCGCGCGCAGGTTTTGCATGTGGGTCACCCGAGCATCGCCCTCGGACTGGATGAGGCCAACGGAGCGACCGCGGATTTCCAGCTCCAGTTGGGCGGCTTCGATGGCGATGCGCCGCGCGTTGGATTCCTCTTGGATGCGCCGCGCCGACTCGGCTTTGGCTTGCGCTTCGGTTTGGGCGGCCGCGGCGGCTTGGGCGGTGGCGGCGGCGTGGGCTTCGGCCACCGGGACGGCGGCTTGGGTAGCGGCCGTCAGGGATGCCTGACCCGCCGCGGCAAAGTCGGCCGAGGCGCCCAGGGCGTCGAGCGCATCGGCCGTGATGCCGACCGATTGGGTGGCGGTCTGGGCATTGGCGGCGAGGGTTTGGGTGCCGGTCGTTTGGGTGCCGACCATGCGCAGGAACGCATCGCCCGACGCGGCGAAGTGTTGTTGGGACGCGGCGCTGAAATCCGCCCAGGCTTGCCCGGCGGTATCCGCCGCGGCGCGGGCCTTGAGCGCCGTCTGGTCTTGAGCGAGCCCGACTTTGTTGGCGCCCTCCACGATGGAGGCATAGGCGGACAGGACGGTCGTGGCCAAGGCGGAGAAGGCCGCGCCGACCGCCTCGACCGTGGCGCGGAAGCCGTTCCAGATCCCGGAGACGGCCGCGACCACCCGGGCGGAGGCTTCCCCAACCGCTTCGATCTTGGCCCGCGCCCCATCCAAGGCGGCGCCGGCCCGGGCGGCGAAGTCGGCCAGGTTCTGCGCAACGGCGGCCAGGTCGAAGGAGCCGACGAACTGCTTGGCAGCGGCTACGGCGGCCTCGAACGCGGAGACGATGGACGCACGGAAGGTGTCGAGCTGCCCGGACTGCACCCAGGCCCGCAAGGACGCGGAGACGGAGCGGATCTCCCGCTCCAGGGGTCCGAGGAGGGATTCGCCGACCTTGGTCTTGATGCTGTCCCACAGCTTGCCCAGCTCCCCGAAGGCCCCGAACAGGTTGTCCTGCATCGCCGCGGCGGCCTTGGCGGCTTCCCCGCCCATGCCGGCGATCTTGTCGCGCAGTCCGTCGACGCCTTGCCCGCCGGACGCGACCAGGGCCCGCAGTCCCGGGCCGGCCTCGGTGCCGAATGCCAGGATGGCCTTTTCGGCGGCCGGGGTGCCGGCGGCCAACGCGTCCAGGACGGTGGAGAGATCCCGGGAGGTGACGCCCATGCCGGACAGGGCGGCGCTGGCTTTGCTGGCCGGGTCCTGTAATTGGGAAAAGATGGAGTTAAGCGCGGTGCCGGCCCGGCTGGCGTCGATTCCCGAATTGGCCATGATGCCGACGGCGGCGGCGGCCTGTTCGATGCTGTAGCCGGCGGCTTTGGCCATCGGCCCGGCATAGGAGAGGGCTTCGGCCAGGGCTTTGACGGAGGTGTTGCTGGCGTTGGCACCCGCGGTGAGGGTGTCGGCGACCCGGCCGGCTTCTTGGGCGGACAACCCGAAAGCGCCGAGCTGGGCGGTCACGATGCCGGCGGACTCACCCACCTCCAGTTGAGCGGCCGCGGCGAGGTTGAGGACCGGGGGCAGGGAGGCGATGACCTCTTGGGCGCTCTGGCCCGCCCGGGCGAGCTCGATCTGACCCGCCGCGGCTTGGGCGGCGGTATAGGGCAAGGGGCTGTCGGCCACCGCTTCGGCGGCGGCCTTGAGGGCGAGCATCTCGTCTGCACTGGCCCCGGAGGTTTGCTGCAGGACGGAGAGTTGTTGCTCTAGTGAGCCCGCGGAATCGACGGCGCTCTCGAAGTAATTGGCGAGCGCCCGGCCGGTGAAGTACGCGGCGATGGCGGCGCCGAGTTGGGTGACACGGCCGCCGACGGCTTGCAATACGCGACTGGCCCGATCTTCAGCCGCAATCAGAAGGCGGATGGCGAGGTTGTTGCTCGGGGGTGGCATCGTGGGTCGGGGTTAGTTTCAATCCACGCCAGGCGCAAGGCCTGGCGATACGGATTTTAATCGGTCGTTAAACCTCTGGATCGGTCGGCTCGGTTGAGCCTGGCGTATAGGTCGCCACTGCGGCGGCCAGCTCATTGGTTTGCGCGGCCAGACGATCGTTGATGTCGTTGACCGCGACCCAATCGCTTGCGGCAATAGCGGCATCGAGTGAAGTTTTCAGGTCTTGCAATAATAGGATGGCGGAATCGCCTGCGTTTTCGATAGCGGAAACGCGTTGGACGAGAGTGTCGAGTTTTTCGTTCATTCGTTTGATCTCTGCGGTGATATTGAAAATCGCCTGAATTGGTTTGGTTATCCAGTCCGGCGGATAGCGGCCTATGATGAAAACCATCATAGCTCCCAGAACATTAATTGTTCGATCACGTACTTCGTTGCCGATGTCGGATCGGCGAGTCCCGATCCGGCCAGCATCGGAACCGGGGTGCGGCGCAGGGGCTTCTTGCCGTCTTCGATCCGCGGCAGGACGGTGCGGGCCACGCCATCGTGCAGGGTGAGGGTCAGCGGTTCGGAGATATCGGCCAGCAAGGCGTCGATGGCGTCGCATTGGGCCCCGGTCAACCAGACCCAGCGGTCTCCGCCTTCCAGGGTCAGCGGCGCACCCGCCTGCTTCTCCGCGCTTTCGATGACGATGGCGCCGGAGAGACTGTATTCCGTGCTCTGGACCATGGGGCTCCAGTTGCGCCATTCGTCCGAGGGCATGAGGTTGCCCGGGAGCGCGAGTACGGTGCTGCCCTTGGAGAGGGTATTGGCCATTCCCAAAATCGCCGCGGCGGATTACGCCTTGCCACACTCAAGGCAGCAAGGATGATCGGGATCGATCCATGCCTCGCAATATGCGCACTCCCTTCCATCGTCGCCGATATACGCGACGCAATCGGTCTTCCCTGCCTCGTGCTCGCATAAGGTATGTCCGCAGGAGTGGCATTTATTCATCGAATCGACGCAAGGCATCTCACTCTCCTACGCGCTTACGCGGTACGCACGCGGAATCGATACGGAGCGCCGGGAGTAAATCCGCGCACGGCGACGCTTGGGACTAACATATCGCCGCTTAATTCGACGCGCAGATAATCGCCGCCGGTCGCATCGAATGTCCCGGCCGGGGCCAGGTTGGCACGCCAGATGTCCAGGTCCCCGATTTTCCCGCTCACCTGGTTTTTGGCCTGGCCAGTGATATGGACGTACTTATTGAGGGCGAGTCCGCCTTGGTATTGCTCCCAGGTGCCGGCCGCCGGGTGATACGAGAGCTTCATCCCGACCCCGACGGCATCGGCGTGAGTGGCTTTGATCATGCCGAGCACATGGTCGATCTCGTACTTGGTGGCGGCAACGGCCACGTCCGAGGAGGTCACAAGCGCGATCTCGGTGCCGGTGCCGGCCGCGGCGATGGCGTAGTTGGCCAGCGGGACCCACATGCCCAGCACGGTGTTGACGGCCTCTGACGCGACGGCGGCCGCGGTCTGGGTGACCTCCGAGACGGTGGCGCCCAGCGCGATCGCTTGCAGGTCCGGGGTGAAGGTGGACGCGGTCAGGGTGACCTGAGCGGTTTTTTCCGTGGGGACGGACTGCGAATCGATGGCGGCCCCTTGGGTGGATGTCATTCTGGAAATGAGTTTTTTGATCTCCTGCTCGGGCGCGGAGATCTCCAATTTCTCGTTGTTGATGAAATCGGAATAGCTCGTCGGCGGGACGGTGTCTGAGACCCAGAAACCAAAACGGGCCTCTAATAGAGTGAATAATGGTGCAGGGGCGGTGCGTAAACTCATTAGATTACTCCCGTTTCAATTCGCTTTATCCCCGCGCGTACGGGGAACATTTAGCGGCATCCGCGGCCACATAGCCGCTGGTAGCGCGGTTCGCGGTTAATCCCCGCATATGCGGGGAACATCCCATGACGATGCGTACCGCACCCGCACCGCTCGGTTCATCCCCGCAAGGACGGGGAACATTGATCTCATTCTTTCAGCGATTCAGCCATCGGGAGATCATCGGCCAATTGGTCCAGACTAACAATGCGACGGACCCGATGGCGGTGAGGCTCGAGCTCCAGAGCCAGATGGCCACCGCCGGCCACCGTCGGCGGTCGCGCTCGTTGTCCAGTTGATGACCGCTGAATTCTTTCACTAGAGTGTCGATTCGCGCATCGATCCGGTCGAGCGTATTGGAGAGGCGGGTGGTCGCTTTGGTGGACTGATCGACGGAGCGGCGCGTGGCATCGTGCGCATGGGCCAATCCGTTGACCCGGTCTTCGATATGCGCCATCTGCGCGGCATGTAAGGAAATCTCCCGCGCGGTCTTGGCGGCGAGCAGCTCCACCCGCTCCAGGCGTTGATGACGCAGCGAGAACGCATGCTCCTCGGGCGGCGGACCGACCGGAGGAGGCATGGTCGGCATTACGGGACACCGCCCGCCTCATGCTGCCGAGCGCGCGCATAGGCGAGCAATTCGTCGGCCAGGTCCAATAACTCTTCCGGACTGACCCGCCAATCGCGCAGGGCTTTCCATCCCCAACGGACGGCGATTTCGGCCAGGGCCCTGGCGATGATCCATTTAGTGGAGGTGACCACGCCGCCGATGGCGACCACGTCTCCCAAGGAGAAGGCGCGGACGGCCTCGCTTTGCAGCGCCACGCGAGGGGTGCCGCCCCAGCGGGCCTTATAGGGCCGACAGTCGATATGGACCCAGGAACGGTACAAGCCCAGGCCGGACACCGGCCAGCGGGTATCGCAGAAGCGATAGAGCTCGGCCGGGGAGAGGCCGGCGATCTTGATATCGGCGGCCATGCCTTTGACATGGAAGCTGCGGCTCGCCCCGCCGACTTTTTTGTTCCAGGCGGGGGACCGGTAGCCGCTGATAATGGCAACCGGGCGACCGAAGCGTTCGCGGACGGCTTCCAGCATTTCGATCAGTTTGGGATCGATTGCGGACTGCGAGCCGTCTTTGCACTTGAATTCGCTGACGGAGAAGTGGGTGGAGAGGTCGCCCATTATGAATGCTCTTCGAGGGTGCGCGGTTGCTGTGTCGGCGGATGCGCGAAAAACCGCTCGATTTCCATCGCGCAATCGGCGAGTACATCCCGGGCCACGCACAGATCGACGAAGGCGCCATTGAGCGGTGCGCGCCATTCCGGGTGCGTCGAGACTTCGATTTCGATAGCCTGACGCCAGCACTCGCACATCTTGGCGGCGGCATGGATATCGGCGGGAGAGAAGGCTTGATGCGTGGGGTCCGGCAGCGAAGGCGCATCGGGTGGGGATTCGATTTCGATAAATTCCCATTCGAGTCCTTGCGCGTGCAGTCGGTGTGTGATCGACCGCATCTTGACTACGGTGACCACCGCGGCCTGTTCTCGCGCCCAGGGGCCGGAGACCAATTTGAGCGTATCCGGGTCTGCAACGTACCCATCCCCGGACCGCACGATGCCACGCACATGGTCCCTGTCGGGCGGATCTTCGGCGCAGTATTCGTCCGTGGTGAGGGAGGTCTCGACCAGCCGGGTGAAGGCGTCGTGCATCTGCGCCACGGTCATCACGACGGCGCGCATCCGGGCGTCTTCGCCGGTGGCCATTTCCAGGGTCTCCAGGTTGACGAGGTAGGCATCGCCGCGGCGGAGGATGGCGCGGTCGAGGGTCATGCGAGGTAAACCACTTGCTCGAAGGAGACGATCCAGGAGTCGATTCCGTGCAGGCCGGGACGGAATCCGCCCTTCTGTCCGTTAGAGCGTTCGGCCGGATCGACGGCAGGACCCAAGCTCCAGTCCGCCCCGCGGCGGCGGGTATGCGTGGCATCCGGGGGGAAGAGGAGGTCATCCACTTCCAATGACAATTCGCGTAAGGCGGATTGCAATTTGACCGTCTCGAATCCCAGTAAACAATGAATGTTGACGGAGAAGCGTCGCGGGCGCCGACCCATGGTGTCGGGCTGGCCGGTGTCTTCCGTATCCCACTGATCCACTTCCAGCAGCAGGGCGGGGGTTTTGATCTCCCGCTCGGCGGCACCGGTTAATTCGTCTTCCAGCTCGTATTCGCCGTATCGGAACGACGGGCCGAATTGGTCTTTGAGCGCGGCGCGCACGGCCGCGCTATAGGCGGTATAGGTGGTGGTGGTGCCGGCGGGGGGAATCATGCGGCGCGGTCCTCAAGTTCGAGCGCGAACCGCAGCTCTTGGGCGAGGAGGGTTTGGTAGCGTTCGGCGATCTCGGGGGCGAGAATATTGATTTTGTGAATGATGGCATCGTGTATAGGCACTAACACGACATCGATTTTTTCAAGATTCGGATTACCGTTGCGGCCGAATTGCCGCGTTCTCTCCATGACCGCCGGACCGGTTACTCCGCGGCCCCAGGACCAGGTTCCGGGCCAGGTCGTGCGTCCCACTCGGGCGCCTTTCGTATAGCGTCCGGAGGGGGTGCGCTGGGTCCATGTGACCTTCCCCAAGTAATGCAATTTGATGGCGTTGGTACCAATCCAAATGACTAATCCCATATCGCCTGTCCGTGTCACCCGGAACCGCACTAACGCCAACAGCGTCTTTTGCGTCGCCCCGCTGGCTTGGGCGGCCGCTCGCAGCACCTGGCGCCGGGCGAAGGTCTCCAACTTTTTAGCCGCCCGCCGTTGGGCCCGTGCGACGCCTTCGGGCGCCCGGTCGAACCGCGCGAGGACTTCGGCCAGGGTCCCCTGGGTATCGATTCGAACAATTTCGGTGCCCAGTCCGGACATGTCAGCGGTACCGGTCCGTCTCGCTCGCCCCGCTCGCGCTGGCCGGCATGAGCTCGCAGCGGGTGAGGCCGGCGCCGTCCGGGTCCATCCGAACGATGCGGTAGGGGGTCCAGCGGATCTGGACTTCGGCCCCTTCGACGACGCCCGCCGCGGCTGCATCCTGCAACCAGACGACGGGGTTGGGCTGGCTGGTGAGCCGCCCGGTGAGGTCCACCTCCGAGCCCCATCCGCCGCCGCCGGCGGGGTCTCCGATGGGTTCGAATTCGCCGTAGACGGTGCCCAGCGCACCGGGCAGCAGGACGGCTTCGCCCCCGCCGCGGGTGGGGGAGAGCGCGGCGCGGGAGAGGCGGGCTTGGCGAGAGAGGGCGCTCAAGGTCCGGCCTTACGCAGTGCCTTCCGCCGGCGCCAGATGGGCCTCGCCCGCCACGCCGGTGCCATGGGTCGCGGGTAGCTCGCGGCTGCGGTATTGGATATAAGTCAGCGTCTCCGCGCAGGCGTTGGTGGCGTCTTTGTCGACCACGGCGCGCAGGTAGCGCTCGCGCGGCTGATAGATGTCGATGTATTTGATTTTGCTGTCGTCATCGTCGGCGACGGCGATTTTAGTCGCGGCCAGGTCGGCGGCATCGGTGACGGTGCCATTAGAACCTTGTTGCAGTTTTATCGCATTCACGCCGCCGGTCGCGACGGCACCGAATTGGGCGATGACGAGAAGTCCATCCCAGCCCATCATATCGATCACGGCGCCTTCACGGTCGGCGTTGCCGGTACCGTAGGCGAGGCCGACGCTAATCTTTATCTGAGCGGACAAGAAGCCGTTGTGCATGGAAACTCACTCCGGATAGAATCGAGTTGGGAGAGGGGACCTCTTCCGAATTCGCCCATTGATGGGCGTGGATTGAAACCCCTGCTGCATTTTGATGGCATTGACGCCGCTCATCGCCCGGTCAATCGACCGGGCACACCAATCAAGTCGCCTTCGCAAAGCTCTCGCCATGCCGAACCGCCACATCGGCATCCTGGAATGCGCGAATGACGAGCCCGCCGGACGCGGCCAGCTTGGCTTCGTCGGGCTTGATATCCAAGACGCCCCAATAGCCGACCAGAATCTGCGACCAATCCCCGAAGAGCAGGGCGTTGGTGCTCAATTGCGTGGTGCGGCGCACCGGGTAGCCATTGACGGTGCCGTTGTCGTCCATGATGAAGATGGCTTGGTTGGTCGCCTTGGGGGTGACCTTCATTTTGCCCACGACGGCCGGGGTGGTGATGTAGCCGAGCGCGCCGACTAAGGCGTTGTCGGTCTCGATTTCGGTTTCCAGTTGGACGACTTCGCCCCAAGTGGGGGTGCCGTCGGTGGTGACCGCGACGGTATTGATGGACGGATGATTGACGATGCCGCGCGGGGCCTTGACGCCGTCGCCCTCGAAGATCGCCAGATCCAGCGCCAGGGCGCAGCCGTCGACCAGGTCCATGCGGACTAAGGCTTCGACGGACGGGCTCGATTGCTGAAGCAACCGGCGGGTCATGGCGATGCCGCCCGCAATGGTGCGCGGGGACATGGCGACCGCGCCGAATTGGATGTCGGTATCGGGCGCGTCCTCGCCTTCGCTAATCCAGGAGAAGGTCCCGACGCTGGTTTTCTTGGGGATGCTGAGGTTCCCCACCAGTCCGGTCAGAGTGCGCACGCCCGCGGTCATGGCCACAGAGGTGGCGCGCAGGGCGTCGATAAAGAGATCCGGCCGGTGATCGGTGCCGACCAGGAAGCCGCCGTAGGTGGGGTTGCCCGCGCTCAGGGTCTCGGCGCGCTGGACGAGGGCCCCGCGACCGATGTCGGCCTGGACTTCCAGGGGGACGAAGAATCCCCGCGGGGCGCGACCGAGGCGGTCGGCGACCGCGCGGGATGCCTCCAGCTCGAAACCGGCCTTTTGCCAGTTGCCGCTGAGCGACGCGTTGCAGGCGCGCACGATGGAGAATTGCTGCGCTTCCCGCGGGCTCATGCCGATCTGCGCCGCCGGATCGGGCCAGGCGAGGGCGGGTTCTTTGGCCTTGCGCTCGGAGAGCAGGGACCAGACTTTGCCGCGGAATTCTTCGAACGACTGGCCGAATTGGATGTAGTCCTGCCCCAGGCGTTCGATGCCAAGCTCCGGGGCACGGCCCGAGGCATAGCGGGCGAGCTCCATGATGTTGGCGGTGCGCTGTCCGTCGGAGACGCCGGCGGCGGCGACGGCGAGAACGGGGAGGTTGTTGGCCGAACCTTCGGATTCGGCGGCCGGGGTCGGCTCTGGCATGGGATTCACTCCAAGTGGTGGAGCCGCGAGGGCCGCGGCACGGGCGATGCCGACGGAGGGGTCGGCGCCGCGGTCGACTAAAGAAACCTCGCGAGGTTTCCATCGCAAAGCGATGAGATAGTTCGGATCTTCGCGCACGGCTGAGATGGAGGCGCCGACGCTGGTGTCGGTGATGATGCCGTCCACACAGTCCTGATAGAGCTGACGGCCGCGCTCCGAGCGGGAGAAGCGGATGGTGCCGAGCAACCGCCCGGAGTCCAGGCGCACGTTGACGACACGGCCCACGGGGAGGTGGCGGGCGTGCATCTCTTGCACGGGGATGCCGCGGGTCTGCGCTTCGGCGATGTCGATCGCGCTCGGGTCCATGGAGAGCTGGATGGGCCCGTTCCAGGGGTCTTCGACGATGGCATCGGAGGCGAACGAGCAGGGGATTTCCAGCGCGGCGGCATCGGCCGCGGCGCGGTCGATCTGCAACGGGATCTGGGGTTCGTGCTCCCGCAGCGCGGTCAAGCGGGGGGCGATGTCAGGCATCGGGCGGGGCCTCCTCGGGGTCCTTGGGGTCGGTGCTGAGCGCGGGGTCCTCGGGGGCCTCGGGGGCCTCGGGGGGCGCCCCCGGGACGGGGCCCGACGCCCCGGGCGGATCGGCAGCGGCGACCGGCGCGATCTTGAGGCGGGCGAGGGTCTCGAAATCTTCCGCAAGCTCCGTCCACACGTCCTCCGGCTCCAGACCGCTTTCGCGGATGATGGAGCTGATGGAGCGGGTGCGCAGGTTGACGGCGAGCTGGGACGCTTGAAGATCCTTGAGGGGATCGACCCAGGGCCAGCGGCGCCCTTGGTAGACGGCCTCGCTCAGGGCCTCGATCCGATCCAGGGAGAGGGTCTCGCCGTTGACTTGGGCAATGCGGCCGGTGCGGATGGCATAGGCCACCCAGCGCCGGTAGATGGGCTCCGAGACCCATTCGATCCACCAGCCCTGGAGGCGCATCCAGAGGTCGCGGGAGTTGAGCGCGCCGTGGCGCATGGAGGAGTAGTTGGCCTCGCGCAGGTCGTTGGAGACCGACGCAAAGTCGATCCCGAGCCCGCAAGCGATGCCGCGCAGGGCCGCACTGCAAAACTCGCCGTGCTCGGTATTGGGCCAGGACCAATCCAGGGCCTGGAGATCCCAGCCCCAGGGGACTTGTTCGATTTGCCCTGGGCGCACTTCTTGGGCGAATTGTCCGTCCGGCCCTGGCGCACCGTTCATGCCTTGGCGCGGGTCGGCATCCGGGCTTGCCACGTATTTGGCGCCCTTGACCGCCGCCATGCGGGCGGCGGTGATGGCGGCCTCTTCATAGCCGGAGAGCATTTTCATGCGACGCAGCGCGGTGCGCGCCCAGGGGACGCCGCGCGAGCCCCACACCCAATGGGGCAGGTAGACGTGGATGATTTCGTCGGCCGGGACGCGGGTGCGCTGGCTGGCACTGTAGGTGGAGCCGTAGCCGCCCCAGGGGTTGGCCGGCTCGGAAAAGAGCCAGTAGGCGACCGGGCGGCGGCGGCGGGTCATTTCGACGCCCATGCGCACGACGTTTCCGTTCGGCAACACGGCGTTGTAGTCGATATCTAATGTTTCGGCATCGATCAGCTCGACGCTGAATCCGGTGGGGGACTCGGGGTCGCCCTCGTGCAGGCGGATGAGGACTTCGCCGTCTTGGGCGGTGGTGCGCACGCCGAGTTGGTCGAAGGCGGTTCGGCTCAGTTGGCCGGTGCAATCCCACGCGCCGCGCTTGCACTGGCGGGTCCATTCGAGCTCGATCCGCCCGGCAAGCCGTTTGTCGAACTTGCCGCTCAGGAGTTTGGGCCGGGCCTGAACGGCGATGCCTTGCAGCCCGATGACGTTGGATTCCACCAGCGTCAGGAAGTAGGACATGTGGTCGTCGTTCTGCGCGGACTCCCGCGAGCGGGCCCGCAAGGCGCGCAGGGCCGCATGGATGTCGACATCCGGCGGGGCGGAGAAGGAGGTCCAGGAGGTGAGCGCGGAGTATGCGCCGGCCCCTTCGTAGGCCCGATTGACGGTCGCCGGATGGGGCAGGATTTTGGCGGAGGAGGCCATTAGCGGAATTGCACCTGAACGATTCCCGACCGCGCACCCATGGTGCCGGCGACCAGGGCCTCTTCCGCCGCCACCCGGGCCGCGTAGTAGCGGTGCAGTTGGTGCAGCGCCGCGAGGTCGTAACGGGCCGAGCGGCCGTTGTGGGCGGTTTCGATGAGGTCGAGATCGCCCTCGGTCGCACGGCCTTCCAAGGCGGATTCGATGGCGTCGAGCATCCGCCGGGCATGGGAGACGGGGCCGGACAGGTCTTGGGTCGCGGGATCGGGGACGATCTCGACCGTCCCGGTGGCGAGCGAGCGGCGCTCGGCAATGGCCTCGCCCTCCAGGCGGGTGGCGAACAGGACCCAGTCGTAACGCCCGGCGGCCAGGAGGGCGGTGGCGGCGGGTGCGACGCTCACGCGCCACTCGGGGGCTTCGCCGCCGGTGACGGAGGCGGGGACGAGGAAGCGATCCGCCGCGCTGCGCAGAAGGTAGGCCAGCGACCAGGTGTCGGCGGGGTAGTCCGCGACGGCGACGGCGAGGCCGACCGGCCAGGTCCAGCTATCGCCGGATCGGAGGGTGGCGGGGATTGCGGTGGGGTCGCTCATGGCCTGAAGTGTGGGCCAGGGCGTTGTTCAAAATAAGGCGAAAATGGGACGAGTTTTGCGGTGGGTGGGGACCGGGAATCGCGGGAGATCTGCGACCGTTTCCAAGTTTTCGCTTGTCTATCATGTTGCTCGATAGACAACGCGGTTAAGTGTTGCTAAGATAGCAACATGCCAGCGCAACGCCTCATTCACTTTAAGAAGCGCATCGCCGACGATTTGGTGAAAGAGGTCAAGGTGTGGCGCTTGCCGGAACCGCTCCCCGGCAGTGCGCACCCGTACAAGTACAGCCTGGCGTTGATCGCGAACGGCCGCTGTGTGCTGCGCTACGACAACGAGCGCGGGAAAGGCGACCACAAGCACCTGGGCGAGCTGGAAACGCCGATCGAATGGACCAGCCTTAACGCGCTGTTGGCCGATTTTGACCGCGACATTCAATGTTGGAGGCAAGCAATTGGAAACGCTGACGATTGAAGTAGCGACCGACGATGAGTTTAACGCGCGGATCGTGCGGGCCGTCGAGCGCGAGGAGCCGCAACCGCCGGGGTATTTTTTCGACACCGATGAGGCGCTGCTCGACACGCTCACGGGCAACCGCTTTGCGGTCATCAAGGCGTTGGCAGGGGCCGGCCCGCTGGGGGTGCGCGAGCTGGCACGCCGGGTGGGTCGCGATGTGCGCGCGGTCCACGCCGATGCCCAGCGGCTAACGTCCATCGGGCTGATCGACAAGACCGATGACGGCAAGCTGCATTTTCCTTATGCGGGGGTCGATATTCATTTGAGATGGGGCGCGAAGGCAGCTTGAGATCGGCGGCTAAACCTCGGACAAGGCCATAGCGAAGCGCCGTTCCTGCCGCGGCGGGCCTGAATGCTTGCGCGCATTCCCGCACATGATGCAAGAGCACGGCTTTTTGGTGTTGACGACGCGCGCCAGCCGTTTCGGCTCTTTGCCAAGATCCCGGCCCCAATAAAAGCGCCGGTTGCGTTTGAGCCGTTGGCGGTGGTGAAGCTTCAGGGCGAGCGACATAGTTTTTCCCGATCAGTGCAGTAGGATGCGGTGAGCTTGTGAACCGCATCATTCGCGATGAACGGCGGGGCTTTCCGCGCAAGACGGGTAAGCGAAACTCGCCTCACCGCTTCCACGAATGCACCCACCGGTCCGCGGTCGAGCGCGAGACGCCGTAGCGCCGCTGGATGGTCGCCGGGGTGTCGCTCGGCTGCACCTCCGGCACCACGCCGCGGCGGCGGATGTAGGGCCGCGAGCCGCCCAGGCGCTGGGCGATGAGCTCGCACAGGGCCTCGGCTTGGGAGGGGGCCACTCCGGCGGCGGCGGCGATCTCCCGCAGCTCGTCGAAGAAGTCCATTGGCTATTTCCACCCGTCGACCCAGCCCCGACCCCCGCGCGGCCGCGGTCCGCCGCGCGGGGGCACCGGGGGTGGGCTGTCCGCGGGCGGATCCTGGAAAGGCGCCGTGTCGGGAACCGAGTCGACCTGGAATGGCGCCGTCTCGGGAACCGAATCGAACAAGCGGCCTTGCCGCGAAAACACGTCCAAGCTGTCCCACTGCGCGACGGTGCGGATGTGGACTTTGATCGCCCGGGCGGCATGCTCCGCGTAGACCTCGCAGTCCAGGGCCTCGTTGGGATGGCCGACCTTCTTGGTCCAGACCCGTTTGCCGCGCAGGGATCGGTTCGGGGCTTTGATTTCGGCGGTGATCTGCTCCCAGTAATCCTCGCGCACCCCGGCATAGGCATGCTGGTGCCCGGCGCCGTTGGCCTCCAGGCGCCAGCGCTCCGACAGGTAGTCCTTGGCTTTGGCGGTGCCGACCAGGTGGACGCGCAGACCCCAGCGGTCGGCCTTGCTGGCCTTGTCTGCCCGCTTGGGGTCGACGGCCTTGGGCGAGGGCAGGGTGAAGATTTCCGGCTCGCCGGAGGAGGCGCCCTTGCCCGCCATGATGGCGACGGCCGGGTACTTGCGTCGCATCGCGGTGACCCAGGCGTAGACGGCGTCGTTGGTCTGGCCGTCGGAACTGTCGATGGTGAGTGCCGAGACGCGTAGGCTGAGCCCGTCGGCGCTGAAGTACTCGGTTCCGAACAGGATCTTTTCAGCCTCGAGCCACACCGCATCGCCGATATTGCTGACGGCCACCACGGCGGCCGGCTCGGTCCACAGGGTCAGCCAGCTTTGCCGGTCGCGCCCATGGGCCCGGATGAGGACGGACAGGCGGTTGTGCTGCACGTCGACGCCCGCGGTGAGGATGAGTCCGCCGGCGGGGACCGTGCCTTCCGGATAATCGAGGGCCGCCGCGCGCAGGTCGTCTTTGCGCGCGTGCTCTCCGCTGAATTCGTAGGGGCGCCCGTATTTGCTGTTGACGAAGACGATGAGTCTGTTCTGGTCGCCCTGGGCAGCGGCATGTTCGGCTTCCAGCTTGTCGCGCACGAACTCGGTCATACCGACGCCGGGCAGGCAGCTGTAGGCTTCGTTCAGCTCGTGGAATCCGGCGATGCCGTTGAAGGGTCGGGTCGGGGTCCATCCGTAGTAGGGGTCGCAGGCGAGGACGGCGGCCTGGACGGTGGCGCGGATGTTTTCGTGACGCTGGTGATCGTCCCAGGCGCTGCCGCAGTGGGGGCAGACGTAGACGGCGGAATCGAGGACGGCGCGACCGTAGACGGGATGGGCCGGACCGTCGTGGTCGTGCCAGGAGACGTTGTCTAGGTCCATGACGTGCTTCTCGCCGCAATCGTGGCAGGCGATCGGGAGTACGCGTTTGTCGGAGAGCTCCAGGCGGAACTCGACCTGTGAGAATCCCTTAAGGCTCGGGGTTCCACCCAAGATGCGCTTCACGCGCTTGCGCCGCTTGGCCCGCTCCCACAAGAGCTGGATGGCGTCGCCTTGGTCCCGGACGTTGTCCTTGGCGTCGTCCGGCTCTTCGACGAAGAGCACGCCGGCGGAGGTGGACTTGAGTTTGCGGATCTGGCCGGACCCGCCCAGCTTGAGGAATCCGCCCGGAAACCGCTTGAAGTCCGCCCGATTGCCCGCCGTGCGGGTCTGCTTGATGTTGATCCGCCGCGACAGCTCCGGGGTCGCGCTCACGATAGGAACGAGCTTTTCGTCGTGGAAGTCGCGCGCCGCGCCGTCGCTGTCGAACAGCCCGATCATGGCGCACGGGGCGGTGCAGATGCGGTTGGCCAGGTAGGCAATCAGGGCCGTGGTCCAGGCGACCTGGGCGCCCTTCATGCAGTCGATCTCCTGGACCTGCGGGTCGTCCATCGCGGCGAAGATGCCCCGCAAGTGCGGCGCGTAGTAGAGGTCGAATCGGCCGTGCGCTTCCGCGACCTCTTGGGGAAGCCGCAGGTGGTCTTCGGCGAACTCAGCCGTCGGGATCGGCTCCCGCGGCTCCCACTCGCTCGCGACCCGCAGCAGCAGCTGCTGCAGCACGGCTTGGGTAGGCTGCAATATCTCTAAGGGCACCGCGTAGGTGGTCGCGTACATGCCGATCCTCTAACTCGATGTTGAACTCCGACGCGATCCCGTCGGAGATCCGATCAATCGCCGCCTCGACCGACTGCACCCCCGAGGCCGCCCAGTCGACGAGCTGCGCCTCCACGTGGCTGGCGTAGATCAGCAGGCCCAATTCCTTGCCGGTCTCCACCTCGTTGCGCAGCGCTTTTGAAAGGCTCTCCCGCACCCGGGCTTCGGCCAGCGCCTGCTGGGCTTGCTTCCCCCCGCCACGCCCCGCCGCCGCTTCGCGGATGTGCGCGCAGTAGTCGATCAGCCATTGGCGGAGCGTCGCCTCGGGCCGCAACACCCCGTCGGCGATCAGCTCCGACACCACCGACTGCGTAATCCCGACCAACTCCCCCAGATCGGCTTGCAAACCAGGGATATCTAGAAACGAAAAATCCTTTCTAGACAGTCGCATATTGCCCCCTATGCCCTAAACACTTTGCGCAAATCCCGCGGCTTGAATTACTAATGATACGGCGACCACCG